GAAGAAGCGCTCCGCTCTCTTCTTCAGCGCACCCCGCCGCCGGAACAGCCGACGGTAATGAACGCAGGGCAATTCCGCTCGGTAGCCGCGTGGAACGAAGCGCTGGGAACGCTGGCGAACTGGCTGAAAGAGGATGCGCGGCAGCGCAAATCCGCTCCTGGTCACGCACCGACGCCGACCCTTCGCGCGATCTATAGCGTCCTGGTCGAAGCCATGGACCACGCGTTACTTCCCGTGATCATCGGAAGCTACGGTATCGGCAAGTCCTATGCCGCCGAAGTGCTGGTCGAAGAGCGCCCTCGTACACCGAGCCAGCCGGGCGCCGTGCTGGTCGAGCTGCGCAGCGAAGACAACACCGTCCCGAAGTGCATTGAAACCGTCCTGCGACGGCTCCGGCACGACTCGCGCGGGGAAGGAGGCTACGCCGCCCTGTGCAGAGTGCTGCGCCCTGGGGATTTGCTGATTCTGGACGAGGCGCAGCGCCTCGCCGAGTGTTCCGGTGGCCGCATGGTCGAAGTCGTGCGCGACCTGTGGAAGGACACGGGCGCCGGAGTCGCACTGATCGGCAATCCGGTGATGAAGAAGGGCAAGGGCGGCAGCGGGATTGTGGACAACGATCTGTACGGGGCATTCCTGAACCGTGCTGAGGTGCACGACTTCACCAAGGGAAACACCCGCGCCGACGTGGAGGCTTGGATGGTTTGGAAGGGCTTCGCAGGAAAGGCACTCGTCGACAAGCTCTGCGCGCTCGCACTGAAGCCGTCACGCGGGCAGTTCGGCGGCTTGCGCGAGCTGGAGAAGCTGTTCGCCGAGGTGATGCGCCGGAGTGCTGGCGAAAGCGTCACCGCCGAGAGACTGCTCGATGCACTCAAGCTGCGCGGGGTGCGCTCGTGAGCCGCCGAGACTGGATCAAGATGGTGCACCTTGGGGCTAAGCGCCTGGCGATGGACGAGCCGACCCGCCGCGCCTGGATGGAGAAGCACACCGGCAAGCGCAGTTCGACGGACTGCACCGATCGGGAGCTTTCGCGACTGTGCGATCTGCTGCGCGCGGCCGGCGCGCTGGACGACGGCCGCCCGTTGGGCAAGGCCGATACCGGGGGGAAGGGGCACGATCGACCGACCCGCGCGCAATGGATCAAGCTGAAGGTGCTGTGCAAGCAGCGGGGTTGGAAGGCTGGGATCGACGAGCCCGCCTTCGCGACCCTCGTCCGCCGGGTCGCGAAGGTGGACAACCCTCGCTTTCTCACGAAGTCAGGCGTCCGCGCGGCAATCCTCGCCCTCGAAAACTGGATCGAGCACGATCGACAGAAGGAAGCATCGAAATGACCCGAGAGAAGATGGAAGTGCACCTGGATCGCTGCATGGCAATCGCCGCCTCGATTGAAACCCTCGCTTGCCTGGTCAAGCACTGCGACCTGGAGCGCTTTGAAGAGGAAAGCCCCGAGGGAACCCGCAACATCAGCACCATGCTTCGACTCCTGTCTGACGGTCTGTTCGAGTCCCTGGAAACCGTCAAGCACGAGGTGGGGCGGCGTGGGATGGCGCAGGGCAGCTTGTCACCCCGTTACTTCGCCCTGCATTCCGTTACCGTCCGCCCACCGATACCATCCCCTACCCAGCGGGGCGCAACCGCCTAGAAGCCCGGATTTCACGTCCGGGCTTTTTTGTCACCGAAGGCTTTCGCGGGCTTCTCTCCGAAACGTTTCGATAAGGTGGCTCCATCAACAACGGAGGCACCAATGAGCAAGCAAGGCCAGACGGGCGAGAGCGGCCCGAGCCAATCCAAGGATGGCGCAGAGAACGCCACGCCCGCCCCCTTCTCGATCGCCCTCGAAAGCCGGGGCAACACCATTCAGCTTCTTCCGGCTGGCCGCTTCGCGGCGACGGATGGGTCTGGACGTCCGAAGGGTTTGGACGGCTGGTTTATCGATGCGGAGATCGCCTCCGAACTGATCGAGAAGATCGAACAGCGAAACCTTCGGCTCCCGATCGATTACGAGCATCAGAGCTTCCTCGTGGAGAAGAACGGCCAACCCGCACCCGCTGCCGGCTGGTTTCGAACGGTCGAGTGGCGAGAAGGTGAGGGCCTGTTTGCCGTGGATGTCGAGTGGACGGACAAGGCGCGGGAAATGATCCAGTCCGGCGAGTACCGCTATCTGTCGCCGGTCTTCACCTGGAACCCCGAGACCGGCGACGTGACCTCCCTGATCGGCGCCGGCATCACGAACAACCCCGGCCTGAACAACCTCGCCGAGCTTTCCGCCCTCAAGGCAAAGCTCGCCGCTCAGGCAGCGGTGAAGGCGCCCGACTCCGATCCAATCGCGCGGCTTGATGCCCTCGTGAGGGAGAACCGGGAAACCATGGCCGCTCTTCAGGCGAAGGCAGACGAGGCCGCCACGGCGCAACGCGAGATCACCGCCCTTCGTCAGAAGATCACGGAGAGCGAGATCGATGCACTGATCGAGGACGCACTCGACGGCGCGCGGCTTCTGCCGGCCCATGTGGACGCGGCACGCCGCTTGGCGTCCGCCGACATCGCAGCGCTGAAGAGCCTGCTCGATCGCCCGCCGCTTTTCCCCGCGCTGCTCGGGATGCAGTCGAGCCGCGTGCGCGAGTTCGGGGGCGCCCCCAAGAACGCCGGCCTCACGACCGAGGAGCGGCACATCTGCGCACTGACCGGGCGCACCCCGCAGCAGTTCGCCGAACTCAAACGTACCTTTTCCGCTGAAGACAGCGGCCTGACCGATTAACGGAGACCCCTGAAATGATCATCAACCGCGCTGCACTCGACGGCATCTTTACTTCCTTCCGCGCCGACTACCAAGCCGGCACCCTCGCCGCGAAACCCCTGAAGGATCGCTTCGCGATGACCTCGCAGAGTTCGACGAGGGAGGAGACCTACGGCTGGCTGGGGGCTTACAACTCGCTCCGCGAATGGATCGGCGACCGGCAACTGAACGGCCTGGTCGCGCACGGTTTCACCATCAAGAATCGCACCTTCGAGAACACCGTCAGCGTTTCGCGCGAGGACATCGAAGACGACATGATCGGCGTCTATTCGGGCGCGTTTCAGTTGATGGGCGCCGATGCCGCCATGCACCCCGACAAGCTCATCTTCGAGCTGCTGCGCGCCGGCACCACGTCGACCTGCTACGACGGTCAGAACTTCTTCGACACCGATCACCCGATCAATCCCGACAGCGCCACCGCCGGCACCGTGTCGAACTGCGACATGGTGAATCCGAGCGATGCGCCGGAATGGGTGCTCATGGATACGTCGAAGGTGATCAAACCTTTCATCTTTCAGCGCCGCAAGGATTACACGTTCGTCGCGAAGGATCAGGACAGCGACGAAAACGCTTTCATGCGAAACGAGTACGTCTATGGCGTCGAGGCGCGGGTCAACGCGGGCTATGGCCTGTGGCAGCTCGCCTACGGCTCGAACAAGGATCTTTCGTACGCCAACTATGCAACCGCGCGTGCCGCGATGATGAAGCTCAAGGCCCCCAACGGGAACCCGCTCGGAATCGTTCCGGATGTGCTCCTGGTGTCGCCGGATTACGAGGCCAAGGCCCGCGACTTGATCCTGACTCCGAAGTACAACGACGGCGCGATGAACGGAACCGCCGAGATCATCGTTTGCCCGTGGCTGGGCGCCTGATCCCATGGGTGCGCCCGAAAAGGAACCTGTCGGTCCGGGCGTTCCGCGTCGCGAAGATTTCCTCTTCGAGTCCGACTTCCCGGAGACGGCGCGGAATCTAGCGCGCCTTCTCGGATGGGATGGGGCGCTGAGCTTGATTCGCGAGTTGGGCGGCATACCCTTTCCCGTACCGAAAGGCCCGAACAACAATGCCCGAGGGGCTGCACGGTATGAGCGCCTGGTCGAGCTTGTGGGCGAGGAAGGTGCGAAGCGTCTGGTCTACGAGTACGGCGATGACATGCTTCACATTCCGAACTGCAGCCAGGCCTTCTCCAAGGGGTCAAAGCGCGCGATGGCCGCATACTACGACCGAGGCGCTAGCCTGGAGGAGACGGCCGCCGCGTTCGGCGTCACGACTCGCTGGGTCTCGATGGCGCTGAAGGCAGTCCCGCCCATGAGCGGAGATCGCATCCGCTTCCCGACCTGAGGGAAGCGCCGGGCTACTCCAAACCGGCGCGACCTTCGGATTACTGAAATCCGCGCCGAATCATCCACGGCGCGGATTAATTTCATCCGGCTCCGCATTTTTCGATCCGCTCGTCTACTTCACCGGGCAGCTTGTACGCGCCGCCTCGCGGCGCGCGTTCGTGGGGTGCCTGAGACAAAACCTTGGTGCGGGGAAAGAGACTCGAACTCTCACGCCTTGCGGCGCTGGAACCTAAATCCA